GAGACGGTGTGTATGTAGTATAGCTAGCTGTAAAGCTACCCAAATAAAGAGAAGGTAGTTGAATCGTAGGTAAAGAGGGTGAGTGTAGTGTATGCAACCCTTACACACACTACACCACCCTTATTACCTAAAGTAATCAACCTTAGTGCTGGAGAGAGCCATACAAAGTCCCTGAGACTTTACATACCTTTCACATCGAACCCCAACTTATATATCTTCACACATCGAATATAAGAGTTAGGTCCATACAGACAGTCCCACTATTAGTATTTACAGAGCCTTCTTGCTTCTTGTTCTTTCCATCCTTGTAGGCCAAACTCACAGTTATGCATGAATATACAGTGGAGCCCTAGGAAGCCATTAGACGGCCTACAACCTAGACCCCTGCCGTACCCCCCGCCAGAGTGTGTCAGACTCTGGCGGGGTATAGGCTTAGCTTAGAAGGCCTCCCGTAGGGTATCAATAGCCCAGACGGTACCTCTCCTGGCGCGGTCACCGGAGTTATTGATTGGGGAATCAAGTGGGCCAGGGACGTGGAACTGTTCCTTGAAGGTATCTTCACCAGTTACGGCTTCGTAGCTGGCGTAGGCCCCTTGTCTCATGGCGGCACTTAGCCACTGGTATGAGCCCATTAGGGGCATTGATGTGGATACCTTGGTTATGTATTCAACTGGGTTACGCTCAAGCTCCTCATACGGGTCTTCACCGGCGTAAGCTCTTAGCATGGCGTTAGCTGTTACCTCCATCGCTAGTAGTCCTGCAAAGTGACGGGCGTAGCTAGACTTTGTATATCTACGGTTACGACCGATCTCTTGGACTGAGTGCGACAATAGGAACTGCATAAAGACGTTCAAGGCTTTACCGAAGGTAGACTGGGCAATACGGAGATCCAACAAGGTTGGCTCTGTGTTGGAATGACGAGTAGTCATCCCAATGTAGCCACCGAGGCGGGTGATAGCTTCCTCACGGATAGCCATTGTATCAGGATTCTCTTGGGCCCAGATCATGAGCTTGCGGACATCAAGCATACCATCTGTCATGTTCTTTGGATCCTTAGTGGCATCGATTAGAACTTGGATGTACTTGGGGTCTAGCAAGCCGGCTGAGCTTAGATCTACTGACTCCTTGGCGGTTAGGCCACAGGATCTAGCTAGCTGGGAGAATGTCGCGAGGCTAGCTGATGGATTATCTTGTAAGGCTGTAGCCAGACGCATGAACTTAGCTGAGTTCTTACTCAGATTGAGTTGGGCGTTGTGGATGTGGAGGGTCGTAGTTACCTTGTTGATAAAGGTAAGTGGACCGCCAGCCACTCTGGCTGCCATGCTAACACGGTTCATAGTCCGAGCAAAGCCAGAGGTTTCAAGCTCATTAATACCAGAGATGGCTTCCCATTCATTTGCCCAGCTGGAGAACCAGCCAGACTGTTTGCCACCGAAGGCTACGTTATTGAATGGGTTGTCTGGCATCAGGCTAGATTTAGCCATGAGATGCTCAGATGCCATGTGTCGAATCCAGTGAACTGAAGATGACATCTCGAGAAGTTCGCTTCTCTTGCTGTGCCGAGTAAGCTTGAGTGCTTGGATAATGTTAGGGAACAACTGTCTTAGCATTCCCTTGTTATGGTCAGAAGCTAGGATAGCTCTGGCCAATTCGGGGACTGAGCTAAGAGCTGCCCGTACACCACCAACAATCATAACTGGTACACGGCTATTCTCAAGTAGATGGTTAAGGTATGAATCGATTGAGTCTTGGCTTCTAGCCAGCTTACCCGTGTGGGATTCCCATGCGGTCTTCACTCGATCATATCCTCGTTGTCTGGTCTTGATTTCTTCAGTGGTAAGCTTTGACTTACCGAGGTACTCTTCACCGGTCTTATTGAGAACCTCAATGAGATCGAGCATGGATAGACGGACGTTACCACCAAAGAAGTTGGTGATCTCATTAGTCATTGCTAGATCTTGAAGTTGGTTTCTCATCTGCTGGTTGACAAGACTGAAGATGTCTTGGCTAAAGTACTTGGCAAGTTCTGGATTAGTAGCAATCTCATTGTGGGTAAGGATACGTTCTTCTCCGTACTTACGTCCACCGCCAGTAGATTCAGATCTAGGCTTAGCTGACTTGGAGGACGATAGATCGTCTAGACCAAGGTAGCGGTTACCAGCAATCTCCATCGTGGTATAAAGAGCGGTGACATCATCTGGACGGGAACCTGCGGCTCTCTTCCAGAGTTCTGTATAGTTCTTACTCGAGATTAAACCATTGTCATGGAGAGCCCGAGTCTCACTATCGAGATCGTTTAAGATCTCTGAGAACGCCTTCTTTGATTTACTGTTCCATTCCATCTTACCATCAAAGTCTTTGATCTTTGCCTTAAGTGGTTCATAGAGGCGACTGGTGAGATCAACATCAACGTGTGTGATCCCGTCTGTGGTTCCGTCTTCTCGACGGAGACTCAACCAGCCGAGAGCTTCAGCCGTAATGACTGACATCTCTCCAGACTTACTATTGGCCTGTGCAGCTCGTAGAGCTTGGCCGTGTAGTGCCTTAACAAACCCAGCACGATCTTTGTACGCAAGTTTACCAGCTCGACGGATGGTACCGTAGGCTAGAGGATCTGCGCCACCGTGCATATTGCCACCGGCCACCAACATCTCATTAGCAAGTCCATTGAACTTGTTAGTAGCGTTGATGACTAATAGCACAAGGTCATGGTGCTTGATATCCTTAGGCAGGTCCCCAACTCTTGCGAGATAGGACCATGCTGTGTTATTGATTGCGGTCAACTCAGCGTTGTTCTTGGCCACGCCCTGGACTTTATCCATTGCTTGCATGAGGCCAGACTTAACTAACATGTTGGTAAGCTTTACGTTAACCTTGTCAACGCTCGGCATATCGAACATACCCTTGAGTTCACCGTCTCTAAGATCCATCATTGGATCGTAGATCTTACTAATGAACTGTAGGAAGACGGAGTCTGAGTCTGCTGTGGCGTGGTAATCTACCCCACCACCAATCAGTCTACGAACTCTCTTACCTACAACACTAGCTGTAATTGGGGAGAAGATACCCGTCTCTGAATAACGATCACCCATTTGATTCTGGATCTTCTTTGTAACTACGTCGAGTACGAAGGCCTTGCGGTCATTATCATTGAGGCTACGGTAGTTACCGATTTTAGCCATTGTGTTAAAGACAGGGGCATCAGGGTCAACGATCTTACCAATACGATCAAGGATCTTAAATGTTGACGGTTCAGATAGCGGAGCTACTCCCTTGAGGATGTCTTTGATGTAGACGTAGTCTCTAGGTTCGGTCTCTTCGTGGAGGCCCAGACCTAGGAGATCTCTTCGTCGGGATTCAACTGTTGCCTTGAGGGCTACTAGTTGCTTCTCGAGTCCTAGGACATCCTTACCAGCATCGCCTTCGACACTGATTCGTTTGCCCATAGCTTCTTCGGATCGGAGCTGGTTAAAGGTTTCAATCTCCTTATACAATCTACCCTTAGCCGCCTTCAAATCATTCTGTGCTTTAGTTGCAGCTGACACTGATGCCATCTGATTAAAGCGAACTGATTGTGGGGTACTGGAGAGACGGTTGATTGCTATTACCTTTCCTGCGGGTGTAACGCGGAAAGGGATACCAGAATTATGGTTGAACATGGTTTCAAGTACCTCAACAGATTCTAGACCACGGTAACCCCAATTGAAACTGCCATCTGAGTTGGCTTCAGTAAACGCAGTAAATAGTTTTGTTAGTAAGGAGGTCTCAAGGCTCTGCCCAAGTACCTTACCATCTAGAGCGTCTGAAGTTACGTCAGTTAGTGCCTCCACTAGGTTAACAAACACTGACTCTTCCTTTGGTCCCCGGGATTTTATGTTGGCAAGCTCACGCACTACGAGAGGGCTGGTTAGCCCCATCGAGATAAATTCCTGAATAGAAGAAAGCGCGTACTCCATATTAAACTTCTTAAGGTCACCATCATCTATCACAAAGGCCCAGCTATCGCCAATTGTTTTACGCTGATGGGACGTTAGAGGGTTGTTCTTAATGAACTCAAGATACGACTGAGCAATTCTAGTAAGCCCGATTTGAAACCCAGTCTGATCATCAGCAATGTACTTCATTACATCTAAGTACTGCTTGCCTTTAAGGTCAACGGCCTCATCAAGTCCCAGGATCCTTGTTGCATAGCCTATGGCCAGCTGCATGTTATTGAAAACAAGTGCGTGTAAACTCTCATGAAGAACAGTTTCTATCGCTTGCTTATTGGTCAATTGAACGCTAATGTTAATAAGTGATTCCGAAGGAGCGAATTCCCCCCTCGGGCCATCCCTACTAGTAATCACAAAGATGGGCACATCTTGAGCCCCGTCCGTGTGAGCCAGCAAGTGCTTAGCAAATTTAGCGCTAGGGCCGCCATCTTTGGCAATCCAAATAAGAGCCTCATAGACGGATTTAACCTCACCGGTTGCTAGTGCATATACGAACGGATTGGCTTTAATATCCTTAAAGGCCTTCGGAGAAATTATTGGGTTTAATCCTTTTGAAGAATCCCAACTAGGACCGTAGGACTCGAGCACGTTCGCCTCTAACTCCCTAAGGGTACGGTCACTCATCTGAGTTAACATCGTAGAATTCTCACCAGCGCGGTTTACACCGAGCCGAGTATCTCTGGCGTTCTCAGCAATATCACTGAGACCGTTAGCATCAAACTGTTTAGCAAGCATGTCAATACGTGCGTCTAACTTGTTGTCTAAGGTGATAGCACTATCTGGTGTTAGCGGCTTAAACGGAGTACCCGGCGCGTGTCTCAAGCTGAGAGCCGCATTGAGGTTATCAATGTATGTACCCATGCCATTACCGCTTTGTCCCCAGATTGCTCTACGGGCCGAAAGGTAAGTAGCGAGTTCAGTATCTCCGGTCTCAACGAGTAGCTTATAAAGCTCACCGGCAAGTAGATCTAAGGTTACACGGTGAGCCAGGAACTTCTCTAGCTCCGCATCCGCTACCTTAGCTGCCATACCTTGAGCTTGTTTACCAGCGTCGAACTCAACAGCATCGCTGCCTTGTTCGCCGCGAGTCATGGATACGGTAGTAGTCTTTCTGTCTTTAGCTCCGCCCTTAGATCGGTCGGACTCTAAAAACCTCATCTCTCTCTTTCTATTTTTATTTATAGCTCCATAGTAAGCATCAACAGCGTCAACATTTAGCGGCTTACCTTGGAAGTCTGTCTCACCCCTAGCCCATGCAATGTATGCAGCTCTCTTATCGACAAGCGGCATATCATCTGCTAGGCCGAGGCGTTTAGCTACGTCTTCGATCTTATCTACGTCTTCAATGGCTTTCATAAAGAACTGAATACCGAACAGACCGTCAACACCGGGCCGCGCTAACGCAGCATTAAGATGTGTTAAATCATTTAGGACCTTTGGTGTCATTACCTCAGGCCCGTCTTCGAGGGTGCTGAGTTTCTCTTTGAACCTCTCGTTCATAGAGTAGATGTGATCAAGGAGCGACATCTCAGATGGCGCTTCCTTCAAGTTCATAGTCCGTTCTGTAATCGTTCGTCTCTCTCGGTTTAACACCAACGTGCTAAGTTCAGTAAAGAGAAACGGGTTGGCTTCAATCTGTTGTCTAGTAGCTGGGGCGTGTGAAAATCTCTCACCTTGGGCACCACCAAGCATCCATCCAAGAAGACGGGCTACTTTCATCTGTGGCAAGGTCGAGCCCGGTTCTAGGAATGAGAAATCAAATACCTTGTTAAGGAATACCTCATGATAGGCCTCACTAATACCAAGTGACTTGGCTGCCTTAGCTGCCTTTTCCTTGGTGATTCCAGTAGGGGCCGTAGGTTCAAACAACGGTTTAATTTCCGCTGTTGGCTTTGGCACCGAACCGGCCTCTGGAATATTCTGTCCCAGAACGCCAGCGCGAACTACAGACGCATGGCTCTCGTAGATACCGATTGACTTTTGAGCGCTAGATATATCGTCTCTCGATTGTGGTATCGTTTTATGTAACTCAATTAACGCGAGGTTTGACTCATACTTGGTTCTGTTTACTACATTATTGACGAAGGCCTGAGACACGCGGTGTGCTGCAACGGTGTTAGCGTTAGCCATTAGCGTTAGGCCTCTAAAGTATGTAGTAAGTCTTACTGACACTCCATTACCGCCAAACTCTTTCTCTACCTTTGCAATTAGTTCTGGCTTAGTTGGATCCTGCTGAAATAGATCCAGTAGGTTCCACTGATCACCAGTAAACTTGTTAGCATTTTCCTTTATCTTTTTCTTCATATCAATGAACGTTCTGAGTTCTGCCTCATCCATTCCAACGAGATCGTCAAGAGCTCTGGTAGTAATGAGGTGTCGAACTTGCGCTTCAAAGTATTCTGAACTGATATTTTTCTCTTTGCCACTTGTGACGAGATCAATGATCTCCTGCATACGGGTCGGATTGTCAAGGATAATCGTAGCTAGTGCATCTAGTCTGCTTCTTTCCTTAGGACTCACTCGCGTTTCCACTTTGTTCTTAGCGGATAAAGCTCTCCTACCCGCAGCGGAAACATCTTCAAGTACTTCTTCACCAACTTCCTCAACCTTAGCTTCAACATTAACGGTGGATCGTCTCGGCATTGCATCGGGGGGAGTAGTGAATGCCTTTACGGCTTCCTCCAGAGTTCCCTTAGAAGCAACGCTAACAACCTCCGCTGAGTGAGCTTGCATAGCTGACGCATTGTCTGCATCTGACTGTCTTGCAACAGCCGCGATAGCAAGGTTAGTGTCTAGTACTACTTCAACTCCGTCTGCGCTTACGAACTTCTTATCTACTAGTGCTACCTCTCTAGCAGCTAACCACACCTTAAATGGGATGGTGTAAGCAAGTGGGGGCCTATTAAAGTCTTCATTCATCCACTCTAGCTCTAGAGCATACATCTTCCTATTTGCCTCATGTTTCACCATAAATTCAGCAAGATTTTCATTTAGCTGTTTTTGTTTTAACATAAATGCTTCAAATTCTTTGTACTCAGCAGTATCTAGAAATTTAGTTAATCTATCCATGGCAGCATCTAAGTCTCGCGAAGAGACACTAACTGATTTAACCCCTGCTGCTTTAGTAACCTGCTCTATCTTACTGGATACTACTTCTATTTCTTGTTTCATCTGAGCAATCTCAGCTTCAGCTTTAACCATAGTGTCAAGAAGAACCTGACGGTTTGGGTCCATAGTACGAGGGCCTTCTTCTACCACCATTGCCGTTGGCTTTGCCTTACGGCGAGCAACTACTACGGCGGAGGTGGGCACTTCTACCCGATCAACCACTGCGGTTACATCTGCTTTGATATCAGCTGCTGCTTTAATGATGGCGGTGTTAACTACTACTGGAGTAATTACCGTTTCCAACGTTTCTAGTTTTACATCGATGTCACCTGGTGTATCGAGTGCAGCAATGATAGCCTTGAGTTCTGGAGCGTCACGGAGAACAAGATCTGCTTCCGCTACAGCTACTGCCTCAGCCGTTGCTTTTGTAGGGATGCCGGCCTCTGTGAGGATAGCAGCCTTTGTCTCAACAACAATAGCCTTAGTGGCAATCTTCGTTACAACTGCGGGAGCGTCAGCAGGAACAGCAGCAATCTTTGCTTTAGCTTCCTTACGGATCGCTGCTGCCGCCTTCTTTACGTTATTAGTTCTTCTGACGTGCTCTCTAATGATATTCGCTGCACTCAATTCCATGAACGAGTGGGCAAGATACAGTCGGCCATCAGATAGACCCACGTCATCAACGCGAGTGATTACATTTGCTATCATGTCTGGATTCTTGACGGCCTCTGCGGCAAGCCGAGTAAGCGTCACGGAATCAATTGACTTCATTCGGGATGGATTTACAACTACCTTAATATGTCCAGCAGTATCAGTAAGCGTTCGCTTACCGGCTGCTAGAGCCTCAGCCTCAGTGACGAGGTCTGTTAGACGGGATGTAACTTCAGCTTCTGTCATTGTCGGATTTGACTTAAGCCATTCCCGAACTCTTCGTCTCGAAATAGAAGAGTTTGTAGCTGCTTCAATCTTTAGTGTAATCTCTTCAGCCTTAAGAACCTTGATTGTTAATGCCTCGACTAGAGGATCAGTAACAGTTTTTGCAGCTGAAAGACGTTTATCAAGTGAAGCCTTATAGTTATTCCAGCGCATCTCTCCGAGGATTGATACGCCAAGCTCTTCTCTAACATCCTTATCTAGATTCTTCCATAGCTTCTGATATGCAACATCAAATAGGTCAGAGATTTTATCGTTGGATCGGTTGAGCAACATGTCAAAGACACGGTCTGCTGCTGGCGAAAGCTCAAAGCCCTTTTCAAGGTGGCCTTGTGATTTGAATCCAGCGCCAACTTCACCAATGTTATCTCCAAGCTTGTGGAACAATCTCTGAATCGAGGTGAGTGGTCCGGTAGAGGTTGCCTTACCCTGTAACGCTTTCTGGATATAGACAGACCAACCGTTAGCGATCTTCTCGCGAACAGCTACAGAGGCGGTATGGATATCCTTACCCTTCTCTACTCCTGCCCAATCCTTAAACGCATCAAACATCTCATCAGAGATACCGATAGCGTGACGCTTGCTGCGCCCAGAGTCACCCATAAAGAGTGCATCGTTAAAGTGGCCCATCTCATGGATACATGTACCCATGTCGCTGGCTGTTGTAGCGCGGATGAGAGCATTAACTCCCAGCAAGTCATTAGTGTTAAGCTCGATCTGGCCTACTGCTCCTTTTGTGAAGCCGTTAACGCCAGAGACAGCCCGTGCAAGTTCAATGCTCGAGTTTACATCATCAAGCCCAAGGGCTTTCATGATCACAAGAGAAGCCACAGCTTGAACCTTATCCATATCAAATACGCTCTGTAAGGTATCAACTCTGACTGGCTTATTAGCCTTGATGGCATCTGCAATTGCTTTAATCTTTGTCTTTTCTTTAGGATCTTTTGCCTCTTTGAGTTTCTTCTCAAGGAGTTTGATCTCTCTGTTTGTGTACTCTTCAGCGAAGAGGGCGCGTACTTTAGTCTCAGCTTCAGTTAGCTTCCCATTAAGAGTGTCAGCTCGAATGATGTTCTCACCCGTAAAGTCTGCCTTACTTGCTAAGTCAAGTTCAATCTTGATTTCACCGGTCGCTGGATCAGTTACAAGCTTACGATCAGATCCCGTGACTGTACCATCTTTGAGATTTACTTCAACGATGTAGTTAGGATCTTCTGAGTCGGTAATGTAAAACTTATCTTTATTGCCTGATACCTGCGTCATGATCCTATCATGAACAACTTGAGGCATCGGGACGTGACCCTCAGCCGCTCTCTTAGGGACTAGGCCCATGACTTCTTTCATGGCGGCCTGTACACCCGTTTCAAGTTCAAGGCCTCGTTGTGCTGCTCCGATGTTATAGACGGAACGGAAGTCAGTGGTGTTACCCAGATCCATTACACGTCCAGCGTGGCCTTCAGCAACGGCTAGTACACCAGAGAAATTAAGACCGTTCTTACGGAATTTAGTATCCAAGCCAGCAACAGCAAGGAGTCGTTCCACTCTAATGGCATGATCCCGATATTCAACACGGTTCGGACTAGCTTTATCCTTAAGGCTTTCACCGAGGAATAACTCTTCTGCCGATGCTCGTTGTTGTGGACCATGCTCACCATACCTCTTAAGAAGTAGTTTGACATCGTCATAATCAAGATCCATTCGTTCTAGATTGCCCTTGTCCAACATTGCGCCAAAGAGTGCTTTGGCTTCGTGGCCGGCAGCCCCGGTCATAGCGGCTTCACCGGCAATGCCAGTAGCCTTCTCGAACTCGATGGACACCTTAGAGGCTGCTTCCATATCGTAGTTCATCTTACTTACTGTCAGTGGATCGAAGTGTCCCCATAGACGGGAACCATTCATCATTACTTTTGTAAAGTCGCGCTTGTCACCAAACTTACGTAGGTGATTGTCAACTAAATCCATAAACGCGATACCTCGGCCCATACCAAGCTGATCACCGTAAATTATATTACCGTCCGCTGTGGTAGCCCAATTATCAAACGTGTTTGCAACGTTCTTTGTCCAAGACTGTAGGTTGTCTCCAAAGTTCTTCGGGGAATACTTAGCCTTGAATGAGGCTGGGGCGAATGAGGCGGTAGCGGCGATACGTGTGGCATCGATACCGAGCCGCATTACACTCATCATGCCAGTTGATAGGAGGCCGGCACCAATACTATTGGTAACGGCTCCGCCATAGTCGTACTCGAAATGCTTCTTATCGTTAAAGACCAAGCTCTTCCAGTCGTAGTCATCCTTTTGAGATGCAAGGGAGGAGACATAGCCAACTGTAGCACCTTCTGCAAATAGGCCAAGGGCTCTACTTGCAATTGGTCGTGCGGTATTGCCGAGACCACTAAAGATAGTACCCGAGGCAGCTCTGAAAGTCGCGCCTTCAACGAGACCGGTCATCGGTCCGGTTAACAACATACCTTGGGTGGCTACTGTCTTCGCCGCAAGGGCAGCTCTGCCGCCCATTACACCGAATCGTGCAGCAGCAAACCCAAGACCGCCAAGACCAGCTGTAGCGATGGTTGTAACAATAGTGTCACGCATGAAGCCAGGATCTTGTAGACCTTCTCCAATGTTCTCTCTAGCTGAGAGGGCCCACTCACTGTACCAGTGTGGGGTGATCTCGTTATATACTTTATTGCGGGTAGAGAGTTGTGCCATGCGGGTAGCTTCTTTAACGGCTGCTTGAAACTGGAAAGGATTGGTTGAGTTCAACGCAATGTCTTCGATTCCGAACCCGTTAGCTGCGGCATATCGAACAAGATCAGGATTTGAGTCCTTCATTTGCTTTACGGCGGCAAGCTTTCGAGTTACATCCCAAGTGTCATCCTGTGTTGCTAAATCCTTTAGTAGTTGGGTGTACTCTGGGGTATCTCTGTCTGCCCAGACCTTAAACATATTACCAGTATTACTCCAATACTCTCCTGCGCCTTCCCATGAGGCTGTTGATTCCTCTTTAGCGCTTTTGCTAAGGGAGCCATAGTCGGTACCTCTAGCAAGGGCGATGCGGTCATTCTGTACGCTTAGGGATTGCTCCCCGTAGCCTACAGGTCCGCTTTCCATTCTCTCTTCAACACCGGCAGAGGCAATCTCTACTCGGGTTGATGTATCCTTAACAAGTGTCATCAGCCCATCTTTATCGAAGTGTGGTCGGATTTTTCCTGTGCGGAGATCCTCATCATACTGCGCGGCATCGTATGCCTGTTGGGTTGTTTGACCTTCTTTGAGTGGTTGCAGAAAGAAACTTGAATCAATTCGCGGCAACTGAGCCTTCGGACTTGAGTCGAAGGGGGATGCCGTCTCTGGTTTTGGTGTTTCCATGTTATCCTAAAATGGGGGGGAAGCCTTCACGGCCTCCCCCCTAATGGTTGTTTAGAAGCTTAGCTCATAGTTGAGCTGGCTTAGTGTGTGCGGGGTCCAAAGTAATCCTTAGGATATAGCTTACCGTAAGCCTTTAGCTCACGGAGCTGATCCTCAGATAGGTCTTTGAAGTACTCTGCAATAAAGCGTGGGATCGTAGCGTTTGTATCCGGTGGGGGTACGCTTTCCCATACAGGCTCAGGACGAGGAGAGGTATCCATGCGTGGTTTAGATGCACCATAACTCAACTCAATCGGTTTACTTTGAGAGCCTCTAGCAATCTGTCGGTTTCGGTAGTTTGCCAACTCTGTTAGCTGAGCATCTGTTGGCCTTGGTTCACGAAGAACCTGAAGGATATGCAAAGGCAAAGTAACATTGGATGGTTGTAGAAGACCATTAAGAGTTGAAGCTGCGATCTTTTGGAAGTTCAGATACTCTTCAGGTGCCGGTGTTCTTAGTGGGCCAACCCCTCCTAGAAAGCTATTTACTGCTGAGTCCATAACGTCATTGTTGAAATCGGAGGCCCGATCTATAACGTACTTCTGGGCATTTGCTACTGCGTTAATCTTGCCGCTCATATCATTGATTATGTCGGCGGAGACGGCTCTAGCTGCGTTTCGCATTTGAGTATCAAAGATAGCGCCATCGTTTGGCCCCGGTGGGGGCAGACCAAGGCCTGGATCTTTGACCTCATATGCATCTAGTCTGTCCACGCCACCAATTGGCGGCGGAGCCATTTGACTATTGAAATTAGAGGGATCAGATAGCCAGCGTGGATCCGTTGGATACCGTAGCTTTCCGTCCGTTAGTTCTCTATCGATAGCATCAGTTGGCCAGTTGGCCATCTGTCTATCGAAGTCCGCTTGTGAATTAGTATTGTCATACACCCGGTCTGTGGCTACGCCGTTGATGGGTGGTGCTTGTAGCGGACTATTAAAATTGGGTCCACCAAACTTTTGAAACTCATCGATGTACTTCTGAACATCTGGAGGTAGCTCATCGAATGAGGTCTCTGCTTCTTCGCGGGTAGGGTAGGTTGATGTCGGTCCCTCTAGTGGATCAGTAAAGATACTAGGACCGCTCATGGCCTTTACGTTGGGGGAAGGATAGAAGGTAGGCTTTGCTTCCGAAAGAATTCCAAGAACTGGAAATTTAGTTTTCTTGTTCCTAAACTTAAGGTGATCATAGAACATAGAGTTCTCTGGTGTGTGTGTTACATCCAGCACAACTTCCTGGTTGTAGTTGTCGTGATCAACGCCACGCTTATAGGTGTGGGTTGTTTCTCCGCGCCATGTTTCAGCAACGAATCCACGTCCCATCCACTCTGGAAGGTCTAGGGAGAATACCGGAGCTTTGCCTTTACGGCGAAGGCTAACAGTATCCTTATCTGGGTTGTCTGCAAACCACTGGATGATTACAGCATCGTTTCCGTTGCGTTCATCATTATAAGGAATACCAGCGGACACCATTTCCTTGGTGTCTCTTCTCATGGCCTCCTGTAACCACCCTTCCGACTCACCTTTAAGATTAACCTTTGCTTGATCGTTAATTGTTTTAGGCCCGACCTGCATTCTTGCAAGCGGCTTACCGTCAAGACTAAGAACTACTAAGGTCTGTTTGTTTACTTCACCTGCGTTTCCAGGTTCCATTCTATATTCGACAAAGTATTCTCTAGATTTACCATTAAAGGCCTTCTTAATTTCACGGCTCATGGCCGTTAATCCTTGCTGTGACTGCTCAATAGTTTCACCTGGGGTAAACTTATAAGCGTTCAACGCAGCAATGCCGGCGATAATAGATCCGTTATCCGTACCCGATCCTTTAGCTGCATCGAATAGGACACCTAGGTCAGCCCTACGATCACTGGTGTCTTGTAGCCCATCATCCCCATACTTGGGAATTTTACTTACTGCAACCTGTGCTGCCATTGCTGTGTGGTGTGGAGCTGCTTTGAAGGCAGCCTTAGTCGATAGCTTAAGATCATCCCACGTAGCCTTGGTACCAAATTGTAGATAGAGCTGATAGTTATCACCATCATTCTGTGTGAGGGCTGTTGACATTGAGTCGGACTTAGCAATGAGTTGAGTTTCCTTACCTCTTACTTTAAGACCGGCTTGTGCTCCTGTGAAAACACTTGCGTCGAGTTCAATTGTGGAGAATTGATCGGGGGAGTCAGGAATGTAAGCAACAAGTTGCGGTCCAGTCTGTCCCCTAATAATGGAGTACTTCTTTTCTATTGACCTCTGCATGACACCACGGACCTTGTCCCAGCCTTCTTGGCTAGATAGGATGTCTTGCGGTGTTTGAGCGGTGTCACTAAAGGTAGTGACAGTAGTCACAGCTTTCATAAACTCACCATAGAGTGTTTCCTTTAGTGCTGCCTGATTTGGGTTTTCTATCTCGTCTGCTGTTAAAGGCTCTAAAGCATTAGTGAAGTTAAGCTTGGTAAAAATGTCATCCATAGCTGGTTTAAGCTTTGCAAACATTTCTGCTGCGGCTTTAACCTCAGCTCCAGCAGTGGTGTTTACCTTTGATGGATCATCGCTTTGCTTACCTCGATCTAGTGCGTTCTGCATATTACGAAGCTGCTGCATATCATCAGCGCTTACTGATTTAACGGTTTTCATATGTGCCATAGTATCGGCACCGGCCACAAATGTTTCACTGGAGATAGCTAGAGCATCAACATTATTCTTATAGATCGGATTGTCGTACATCTTAGAGCTCTTAAGCGCAAGGATAAGTTCAGCCCGTTCTTGTGGACTGTGCGCTAAAATGATGGTACCTAGGTACGATACATCTAAGGCTGCTCCATTTTCAGCGCCTTCCTCTAAGACTTTTACAAGTGCGTTAGAGGTTTCTTTTGCAACGTGTGTAGTAACTGACGAAGCGCGGTTACTGTGAGAGTCACCGGGCTGAGACGTAAGACCAGCAACTAATGATCTGCTCTCTTCTTTTGCTGCCATAAATTCTGGGTCACCAGTTAACTTTGCAAAGTCAACAATCTCTGGATATAAAGCCATGAGATCCCGAGTAGGGATCTTCTGTGCTTGTGGGTCTTTTCTTTGTCTTTCCTTTAGAGAGGAAATAAAGTCATTCGGAGTCATGCCGTGTTGATAGCCATAGTTTAGCGTGGCATTATAGGCCACTACCTCACCGGTTCTTTCGGCTGAAACAGACTGCTTTCCTCCACTCATCTCACCGGTAGACCACGCGATATATTCGCTACTTAGTTCAGCTTCTTTAGCAGCTTGAGCTTTGCTAGCGGAACTCGTCCCCTCAGGGAACGCTTTCCGTTGCGCTTCGTTATAGAGTTCGTAGGCTTGGGCAAAGGCAGCTGCCGCATAGTTCGGCTGCTTAAGGCCGCGCGAATCAAACTGAGCCGTTGCGTTAACAAACGCATCCAACTCAAGACCGGGAATATCAGAGCCACGCTGTAGAAGTTCACGTATCCGTCCTCCTGCCTGTTGAGGGATTCTGGGATCGGGGGAAGTTAGTCTACTTCTCTCTTGAGACGCTGCTTTCCACTCTGGGTTGAGGTACTCAAACTCCTTCATGATGTTCTGCTCAAGATTAGCTAGAGTGGCTAGTCGGGCGCGGTTCTTATCAAACTCGGGGGCTGTAGAGGAGTTAATAGCGCTGATAGCGGTGTCGTAACTTACCCTTAGTAATTTGACGTTAGTCTCTCTTTGCTTATATTCTTTTGCAATAAGGGAATCCATAGTACGGGCCTCACGGCTAAGCACTCCGGTTTTTCCGGCATCAATCATTGCTGTCATATTGCCCAGCTTAGTAATAATTTCCTTACCATCCTCGCCCATAGCCCGAGTTAGGAAGGGTATAACCTCGAGGTAATTAAAATTACCATCATCAGTAATAAACTCTTTTGGGTTAGTAACTCCAGCCTGTGTTAATAGACGCTGAATAGTTCCATTAACCGTGTTCTGCATTTGATAAATGTTACTTAGGGTTTTAGCCCGAAGCTTCAAATACTCATCGTTGGCTATGTTGCCGCCCTCATTAGCCTTCTGTGCCAGTAGCGTTTCCAGTTCAGAGATCTGTTTCGTAACGCCCTGACCGACTTGTTCTGAGCCGCTTAGTGTAGCATAGATGTCAAAAAGGCTTGCCTTCTTTAGTTTCTCCTGATACTCGGCCTCAGCCTTTGAATCAGAAGCAAGGTGCTTTGTCCTTGCGTCTTGTGATGTAAGAAGTAAATCCTGTAGCTTAAGAATGCGATCCCTCTCAACAGCTGATCTACCTGTTAGACTTTCGGCTGTAATGTCTGGATTATTAAGCGCAACCATCAGCATACCACCATATACTTGGGATTTATCCGTGTTTACGCTGCTCGTATAACCAAGGCGCACAAGCTCCTGTCTGCTGAATCGCTCCATCTCATCGGTTAATCTATCACGCTCTGCAATAGTCTTAGCATTGGCAATATCGCTTTTCATTCGATTAGTATATGCAACAATGGCAGTGTTCTCTACTATGTCTTTCTCTTGCAAAGAGCCAACAGCAACTTTAGCGTTGTAGGAAGCACTCATGCTCAGGGCCATAGACCCTAGGCGGCTAGATGCTTTTTCATTTGGGTCGTACCCAAGAATTTCTTTAACTCGCGCCTGATGTGCAGGTTTCTCCGCTTCAGCGGACTTCCAATCGTTCTTGATTGTATAGATGTCAAGACGATCACTCATGTCTTGAGCCTCCTTTTTGAGGAGGGCTTCTTTTTCAGCTACTTGGTTTTCCTTATAGCCGGCGTAGAGTTCAGATCCAACCTGCAAGGCGGACTGAGCTACTGCTGTCATGTTAATACCACTGTAGCCAACACCAATCTTGGTGTCAGGGAGGATTGTCTTCCCCTCCTGATACACTTGTACATCTAGTGCCTCAATGCCTTGCGGGCCTTGGGGGCTAAGTCTTTGATTATTCTGGAATTGACTCATTCAGATCCTCCATATAGGTCTGTAATTTTCATAGCGTCTAGCATCATCTGATCCTCCGTTTGAGGGCCAAGTTTTGCTCTACCAGCGATACCTCGATTGATGGCACCGCTGGTTCCGTCGTTCATAAGTGACATTGCACCGCCCCACTCTTCAATTGGCATACCTTCATCAAGCATACCCATTGCAGCTCCGGCGACTGCCCTGTTGTCCTGTGACTGCTTAGCCTGTCCAGCCTTGAGGGCCAGACCAATAGCTTCCTTTGCAATCTTAGGTACGATACTGTAGATCATCTCCATCTCAAGGCTATTAGGACTAGCCTCAGAGACTCCTTCTGTGTCCTCGATTGAGTACACTGGTCTAACTGCACCAGACTCATCTGCCACGGCAAATCTGCCGTTGACAATCTGAGCCATATCAGTAAGACCGAGAAGCTCCAACTTAATGAGCTCATCGATGTGTACTTCAGAGGCTACGTCTGGATCTAGTTGTCCTAGGTTCATCTTAGCGAGTGTTGACTTAAGGGTCATCTCGTACATCTTCTTTACCTTGACTGAGTTCTGGTTGGCGTTCACGTTAGCGACACCGGCCAGCTTTGGACTCATCTCGTTGACGAGCCAGTCAGGGCTTTGTGACATCTCATTGCGTAGGTTAGACTCTGCAATTGATGGGTCCTTTTGATCGAGTGGCTTGTTAGCCTGTGAGCGAAGATATTCCTTGGCTCGATCTGGGCTAGTGGGGTGGGTAGATTCAGCGATGTCCCACACCTCGTTGGCATTATCCGACGAGATATCTTTCTTGCTGTCCTCATACCAGCGTACCCAAGCTTCGTGTGGATCTTGATAGAGTCCACTATATTTAGCTCGTTCGCCCCTGATCTTCTCTGTGTTTCTCTTAGCAGTGATCTGCTTCAGAGACATAACCTTTTCTTTAATCTCTTCCTGTCCCCTGCCTGTAGCAAGACGGTATAGTGATTCTAGTTTCTTAGGGTTTAGCATTAGACTCCCGCCCTTACATCCGCCCGGTGGGCACCATAACCAGCTGACGCAGCACCGAAGGCGCTAGTAGCAATTCCGGTCATAAGTACCGACGAAGATGAATCAACGATACCACCGGTTGATGGCATGAATGATGCCTGTTCTGGATTACCTAGATTCATCTTAGATAGCATGTTCTGATACCCTGTACCGATGTCTCTCTGCTGATTGTTGTAAGAGACGCGAACCGCCTCTGAGTTAATCTTAGCTTCGTTGGCTACTTGTCGTAGCACGGATCTTGCCGAAGCTGAGTCTAGGCTCATGCCCCGCTGTGACACAGCGGCTAGGAAGCCGTCAGTTGTCTGTCGGGTTTGCTTTGACATCATTGATGTCTGGTTCTGATATTCTTTCTTACTGTAGATCTGTTGAGTAACAAAGGCCTTATTAGCCCCCTTCTCAATCTGAATGTTTGCTTGTTGTTGTGCTTGCCACTGTCGTAGCAAGTTTCTATTACTGGCTTCGTTCTGCCACTTGTTCTGAAAGTTCTGGTTTCGCTGCTGCATCTCAGCTGCCATTGCAGCTGCCTTTGCTTCGCCTGAGCCACCAATGGCTCCCATTACTCCAGACATAAGTGCCATACCGCCCATGATGAAAGGCATGTGTTAAGTCCTCCGGAAGAAGTCTACTATTGACCTCTGTGTTGTTGGTTGTTGATCGTGATACCGTAATGCACCACTGAGGCGCTCTGAGAAAAGACCTTCGACTCGTTTGTTTCCGAGCCACATCTTAATCATATCCTTGTGAGCATTCTTTTCGTTGCGTTCAATGAGTGCTTCAGGGTTGATGACCATCTCCTTAGACCAGTTATGGACTGCGGATGACAGTACGTCAACTCTATCGTCATGCTTTAAGCATCCTCGTTTATCTTGGATGCGGGTGATTTGATTCTGAGTTTCTTTATCGCGGATCGCGTTGGTCGAAAAGATCAATCGATGCTGTGCCATTACCGGCTCGAGGGTATCGATGATTCTCTTCTCTTTGCTTCCCGTAACTCTGAACTCCTCGACTGCCATACGCCCACAGATCTTAGAGACAATAGGTCTTAGTAGATTTGTGAACATACCGTCTCCGTAGTTAGACTCAACTAAGACTCTATCCGCCTTATAGCGGTACGCAATCTTAGCAATCTTTGCTAGTGTCACCTCATCGTATCCGCCATCTAATCCTTCTAGGGTATGGATAACAATGTACCCATTCACAAAGGAGGCAACGCATACGGCTGTCTCATCTGCGCCTCGACCTGAGGGATCGACGAAGACAACTGTTTCGAGGTACTTGATGAAGGTGGTAGATACCCACTGCGGCTTAAAGAGGAAGTCCCCGTTAAGTCCGTGACACGGAATCTGGTGTTGAGTTACTTTGCCCCACACTACCTTATCTGGAAATACATCCACTGGGACATCCATCACAATTAGATCATCGAGTCTTAGGGGATGCTTTGCAGCGTCAGCAAGACTTGGATCTAGCATGTAGTGGAGTGCAAACTGTCGTGGACCAATCTTAGCGAGGCGCTGGTCAAGGACATCTTGAGGAAAACGGATTGGGTCTACAGTTTCTCCAGCCTCAATCTCTAGATCGAGGATGTACGGAGAGACGTGTAGACACTGATCGTCTAGCCCTCTGTCTGGCATGATGGCTGGGAACTTAATAATGGTGTACGGCAGTCTAAGGTAGATGCTGTCTGTTGATTGATATGTTCCAAGCAGAATGATACGACCGTCTACAACCGGGTTGCGAATTTGCTCAAGTTCTGTGAGCTTCTCTAGTAGTTTACTTCTCTGTGCCGGTGTCTCACTATTGCTTTGGATCTCAACGTCATCACATAGGACAAAGTCCGAGTGACTACCAGTGAGCTGACCAGTGATACCTTTAGCGGTACAGGAGAGATCCTGTCCGGCTCTCTCTCTTGTCTCAACATTGAATCCAAATGCGCTATCCTTAGTGGATGGGCCTGGAATCAGATGAGCCATGTACGGTACAAGCGTAAGCGTGTTACGCACCTGAGAGATGAACTTGATTGCTTTGTCTTGTGTTGCTGATAGAACTAGGATGGTGCAGTTAGGATCCTTAAGAAGGAGCCACGATGCGTACATAGCCACCAGCGTTGATTTGCCAGCTCCACGTCCAGCTTGTAGCTGGAAGTCACGTGGGCCGGTCTGTAGTGTCTCTGCGATGGCGTACTGTAGCGGGGTTGGTTCCCCGAGTCCGAGGTACTTCATACAGAAGAACACGTGGTTTCTAAAATCTTCTAAAACTTCAATGGGTGCTTCGATGTTGCACCTCCTTTCAAAGACCAAGTCCCCCGATCAAGGGGACTTAGCCTAGTAGCGAAACTCCTGTGCGCGATGCGCCCAGTGGGCCATGTGAATAGATCACATGGTTGGGTGGCGACCGATGTTGATATGCCCGTCAAGGCATACCCGGCTGCAATAGCGTAATCGCATCCGTCTCCTCTTTGTCAGAGAGAAGTCTATGTCGGATGGATCGCAAAATAGATTAAGCTTTCTTAAGTTTGAATGGTACGATGTTGTCAAGTGACTCCATTCGCGGTGGCTGCATACCACTGAGGCGTTCCTTGTTGTCGTTGACAACACGGGCAGCTACTCCGTAGAGCGCTGGCGAACGTCTCTCTTCGTTAAGAAGATCTTCGATGAGACAGTCAACAAGAATTTCGTGTAGCTTCTCATGCTTATCCATTAGCACTTCCACTTCTTAAGTGATAAAGCTTTACGGGTAGGCTTACCATTCTTATCTTTCATTGGTCCGGGCATTCCGCCCATACGGGCGCAGAAGGATTTCTGCCTTGCTCCGCCCTCAGGTTGGGGTGCTTTTAGTCCAGGTTTCCCTGGGTTAGCGGCATTGTAAGACGCGCGGCCCTTAGCGTTTAGACCGCCAGTAGGACTCTGTCCTTCTTTGCGGGTCCAAGCCGGAGTCTTATTCGTCGGCTTCTTGCCAGCCATTACTTCTTCTTGCCCTTCATAAGCCAAGGTGGAAGTTTCTTCTCTTCCTTCTTTGGAGCTGCCTTCTTTGCGGTTGGTTTCTTGCTGGCCATTACTTAGCCTTCTTTCCGAGGTTGATGAGGAAGTTGATATTGAAGATGTGGGCTGCAATGTAGCCAACCATAAAGGCGGCTCCAGCAAACCAGAGTGATCCGAGTAGAGATTCCATAGATGCAATAATCATGTGTTTGTCCTTTGTAAGGTGTGTCTAAAATACGGACTTTTTCCGTATGGGGGAATAAGTATTGTTTTGTTTTTCTTTGTTTTGTTGTGTGTTACAACTTTGCTTGAAGGGCTATGGCTTACCAGAATTTAAGAGTACGCCACATTTCAGCACCAGAATGCCGCATTATATAAATGTATTGCAAGCCATCAGCTGTCTTAATTACTTCCATTCTATTTCCTTGTTGGGTACTACCTTGAGCGTATGGAGTAATTCCACAGGGATTAATTTGGAATGTATCCATGTTTAGTTCGTACAATCTTCCCGTAGCATCTCTTGTAATAATAATATCGTCTTTTCCATCATAGCTATGCATTGAACCAGTAGTAAAAGCTTCGCTGTTTACTGCAAAGAATGGAGCAAGATCCCATGTATTTGAAGGAATATCATATATATCATGTTGGTTGGTTGCTGATCCACGAGAAGAGAACAGCCATCTTCCCTTACGGGTTGTGTCAGTAAGTCCATATAACCACACAAGGGAAATTCCTCCGTTTCTTAAAGGAGAATCAAGGATTACATACATTGTACTTAGATCGGTTGTTGTTGTAGTAGTTAAGGTAATGACCGTAGCCGTATTAGATTGAATAATTAACTCAGTTCCCATACCAGTTCCAGCTATAATTCGTAATCTTTTTCCTGCTAAGATATTTGTTGTCCAATTCTTGTTGGAATCTGTAATTGTAGTCGAAACTCCACTAGTAGTAACCACTCCAAAAGAATCCATGATTTCATATTTAGATGTTGCATCTGGAGTAGCATTAGCCCATGATGCAACGGTAAGAGAGGTTGCTGAATTACCAGTGATTACTGATTCATTACCAATACCAGTTCCACACACCACCCGAACACGACAGTTTAGCCACTGATTGTTATTCCAATTCTTAGTTGAATCTACCAAGGTTGTTGCAGTTCCTGATGTAGCCCAACCAGATCTTCCTTTGACTACTATTTTATTAGTTCGCATTGCTCCAAATCCACTTGGTTCCGCAATCACATAACGGGATGTTCCATTTGTTGCCGATGTTATACTACCAAAAAGACTTAAAGTTGTTGCTGTATTAGCAGAGATTCTACGAGATTGGGTTGTTGTTACAGTACCTGCTGTGTGGATGTAACACAGTTTTCCAACGTGTTCGTTAGTTATCCATGCTTTTGATGAGTCCACCAAAAGTCCTGTGTTTTGCGAACTTGCTGCTGTTGGTGAGGCTGTTGATCCAGTAGCATTAATAGAGAATTGTGTTAGATAAACATATCCAATTGGGGTATGGTTTGTATTAAACCATGTATCAGTAGCACAACCTGCTATGGTAATTGTGTCACCAGTCTTAAAGTCGTGATTTAGTGCAGTGGTTACTCGTGCGGTAGTTCCTACTGTAAGTGTAATAGTTAACCCAGTTCCTGTACCACTTGATGTTGCAGAAGATCCCGCAACATAGTTTTGACCACTGTCAGCAAGTTCAAGTGATGTTACGCCACCTGTAGCATTAACGGCTGTGACCCAAACTTGTCCAGAAGTTCCTGATGTCATACAATTGACTAGATCACCAACAACATAATTAGCTCCTGCTGCATTTACAGCAACTGTAAGAATACCGTTTACATTACGGACAATAGATGAGACTCCAAAGCCAGTATGGGGTGCTTCATATCCTGCTCCTGAGGTAGGGGTTGCTGATATATTACGAGCCATGCCTGTATCAGAGATATGAGAAGTTGACCAGATATCACTTTCTACGGAATACTTTAGAAATGTACTAATATTAAGTCCTCCAGTAAACCAAATAGCATCAGTATCTCCGTAAATGGCATATTCTGAGGTTGCATCAGGAGTAATTCCCCAACTTCTTTCTACATAAAAAGTAGTAGCGGTATTCCCAACGATTCTACGTTTTTGTCCAATCCCAGTTCCAGCGGTTATGCGAATCTGGTAGTTTGCATAACGATCTACTTCATATGTTGCTCCACTATGTACCAGTGTACGAGACGTTGCTGATGATGCTGTGACACCAGAAACAAATGCTGACCCGATTTCTCCAATTCTTTCTAGTGCCATATCCTGAGTAAGGGAAGTAGTAACCAAATTTCCCATATTAGTCTTTGCGATCCAAGTATCTGTTAGAATATCATAAAAGTTAAAAGAACAGTTTGGGGATAAATTACTTAGTACCCATAGTCCTCCACCTATAATTTGATATACAGAAGTATTATCAGGTGTTACAGTCCATGTCGGCACGGTTAAAACACACGATTCAATAACATAGTGAGATTGTGATCCAGCGGTACTTACTGGTGAGGTATAAGGAGACGTGTTACTGAAGCCCTGATTATTAAACGGATCAATAGGTTGATAATTATTATCAGTAAAGGCAAGTGAAGTGGCATCGTTATATTGAATCTTACGAACTTGGGTTACACCAGAACCAAATACAACTCTACAAGAATAATTATCCCATTGATTTATTCTCCATTTTTTGGTAGTATCAGAAATAATAGAAGCACTAGCAGTAGTAGCAATACCAAAATCTGCAATGACTGCATCTGCTACAGAACTAATAGTTCTTTCTTGTCCCGCTCCAGTTCCTGCTATAATACGAATAGTTTTTCCAACCATACCTGCACGACTTAATCCTGCAATAGTTATTGTTGTAGATGTTGCAGCAATAGCGTCTCCTCGAAAACCACCCACTGTTTTAGTGTACTTCATTGCTACTGGACCAGCTATAGAAGCGGGGCAAGAAGCCAAGGTTTGCCAAGAATCAGAATAAGTATCATAAGAATATAATGATGTATTACTACAATAGTACATAAACCTACCTGTGGTATCATCTCCTGCTGCAAGTACAGCACCAAATGAACTCGCTAGTGGTGCAAAGCGCATCCACTCAAATACTGGTTGATCAACTTGAACTTTTAATAAATTTGTTACTGCCATAATATTTCCTTATGAGAAGGTTAATTTTGATCTGATTGCAGACGCATAGCAATTCTGTGCATCGTTGGCTACACGCCATAATTGGTGAACGGGACCTTCCATAACTAAACCAATTGCGTTCACACTATTAAGACCATATGGAAATCCTGGTCCATTTTGTGTCAACTGTGCATTGGTTAAATTTCCCGTCAAAGCAACAAGTGACGCATTAACATTAAGCGTACTACCGATTGAAACAGGAATAGCTGCATTAACTTCAGTTGAGTTGGATGAATTATTTGTTCCAATTGCTTCAATAGTTACTCGTTGTCGAAACTTGCTGTCAACCACTGCATTGCTTTCTAACAACTTATTCATCCTTCTCAATAGATCATGAAGAGTCTCCTCATAGGATGGGAGATCCACATAAATCTGCAACTTATCGGTTGATGCCATTGCAGAAGTATTATAGTCTAATGTAAGGATGTTATTATTAAAACTTACAGCCCCCGTTGTTGGGTCTGCAAAGTTATAGATTATTGTGTTGGCTGTAGTGTTAGTTATCAGAAGAAAATTCTGAAGTGCTATAGCCTGAACAAGACCACTAAATGTAATAGTGTTTGATGCTGGAGTAAAAACATAACTCCCTACTGCATCTGTTCCTAGTAATTTTTTCATTGTTTCCTTTGTTTATAAAGCTGTTGCCATTGCAATTACAAAGGCGGTGGTTACACTGCCACCACCACTACCACTTGGTCCTGTAGCACCAGTTGCTCCTTGGATACCTTGGATACCTTGCGCTCCTGTGGCTCCTGTAGGTCCTGTAAGACCTGTAGGTCCTGTTGGTCCTGCTACGGTACTAGCAGCACCCGTTGCACCTGTAGGTCCTGTAGCTCCTGTAGGTCCTGTAGCACCAGCATCGCCTTGGATTCCTTGAATGCCTTGAGCACCATTAGTTCCGTTAGTTCCAGCCGCACCAGTAGCACCTGTAACGCCAGTAGCACCTGTCATACCAATATCTCCCGGGGTTCCTGGGACTCCTTGAGATCCAGTAGCACCCGTAGATCCTGTTAAACCCGTAGAACCTGTAGAGCCTGTTGGACCAGCGGGACCTGTGGGTCCTGTATCCCCTGTAAGTCCTGTGGCACCTGTAGGTCCTGTAGGTCCTGCTACGGTACTAGCTGCACCTGTAGCACCTGTAGGTCCTGTAGGTCCAGTAGGGCCCGTGAGTCCCGTAGGACCCGTGAGTCCCGTAGGACCAGTGGGACCTGCAACAGTGCTAGCAGCACCCGTTGCACCTGTAGTTCCCTGAATCCCTTGTGCGCCTGTTGGTCCAGCTGGACCTGTAAGCCCAGTTAATCCTGTATCACCTTGGATGCCTTGTGCGCCTGTTGCACCCGTGGTTCCAGCCGCTCCTGTAGGACCTGTAAGACCTGTGAGTCCTGTTGGTCCTGTTGGACCAGTTGGTCCTGCTACGGTACTAGCAGCACCTGTTGCTCCTGTAGGTCCTGTAAGACCTGTAGGTCCTGTAAGACCTGTAGGTCCTGTAAGACCTGTAGGTCCTGTAAGACCTGTGGCTCCTGTAGGACCTGTAGCTCCCGGAGTTCCTGTGTAATACGCAAGGGATGTCCATGCTGTACTACCATTACCCGCCTTAATTAGGTTTGTGTCAGTCTCAAACCCCAACTCTCCAATAATTAAAATAGGATTAGCCGCAGTCCACTGTGCGGCGGTTCCGCGCCGTACTTGAATTTTTTGTGCCATTAAGGTGTACCTCCGTTAATAATTTCAATGTTGGTGTAGGTGTCGCTGGCAAATCCTCCGTCAACTATTGCCGTTCCAACACTAGTGTCGCCAGTGTCGCCCTTGATGCCCTGAGCACCCGTAGCACCAGTCGCTCCCGCCGCACCAGTGTTGCCAGTGTCGCCCTTGATGCCTGTCGCGCCCGTAGCACCAGTTGCACCTTGGATGCCTTGTGCACCAGTAGCACCTGTTGGTCCAACAGAGCTATCAGAGATTGTAGTCTTCACATAGGACGTGTCGGCCCCCTCATACGAGGTAATAACATTAAAGTTGGTTGGACCACTAACCCTAGCGGCATAAAGCTTAAAGACCAATCTGTCTGTTGTTAGTAGGGAGAAAGCTGTTGGGTATGAGGCAGTCCACGAAAGTTCTTGCTTTGTAGTATTAGAGAAATTCTCAGAGTATCCATCTCGCAGTAAAGTTTCTGTTCCCGATAGATCTCTTTTTAGCAGTTTGAGATTCAGTCTTGCAACGCAAGAATTATTTCCGTCTTGATATGCGTGAACGAGCCGCTCAGCAATACCAGAAGGAAGAGAAGTTACTCCAGGTTCTCCTGAATCGGTTACAAAGGACGCAATTAGAATGTCACTAGTCCCCGTAACGGCAGTAGTAATACTGTTAACTAGATTAGCTGATACGTCTCTAGACGCAATTTTGTATCCCGCAACATTAGCGGATGCGCTTGCCCAAAGATAGTAAATTCTGGCGGAACCTACACCGCCGGGAGGGGGGCCACCATTGATGACACCTCCTCCCGCTGTCCTGAGGATTAGATCTCCATTGATAAAGTCGGCAGACACAATGCTGTATCCGTTCGGTTTATCTGCATTATTTGGATTGTTCCGTCTGTTTAACGGCATGTGATTTCCTTTTCTTAAAGGCAGCATTGAGCTCTGGATCCTTAGCCCTCATAACTGCAACAGCCTCACGAACCGTTACGGGATCGTTAGAGTCTAGTGCATTAGAGAGCATCTCAGCTTCAGCTTTCTTTGCTGCTGGTACGTATCCAATTAGTTTTCTAACTAGAACCCCTAGGCCTAGATACCAAAGACCAAACACAACGCCGACGATTCCAATAGAGATCGCAATAATCTCCATAGTGTTAGCCCACCAAGGTGTGACATCTTTCACGCCCGCCGTGGCTTCGATGATCGTTTGGGTTTCCTCAATGATCTGGGCCTGTTCTTGAATCCCTTGATGGGATCTTTCTTCGGCTTCGGTAAGTCTGGGGGGTTCGGCTGTGACTGCGTCATTAATTTTCTCAAAGTTTTCTTTGGAGGAATGGGCGAGTGTTGATACGGAGTTGCTTGATTTCTGAATGACGGCCACTTTAGAGCAACCGTTAACCAGTAAAACCATCAAAATCGCTAGACTGATCTTTAGCATTGAAGCTTCCTTTCACTACGGCAAGGGTTAAGGCTTGTACCGTATTACGAAGTTCGTGAATATGTGTCTCTAGTTTCTCAATGCGAGAAAGGAGAGCAAACTGTTCGGCGTTCTTAATCATATGAAGTGATTCAATCTTAGCCTCAAGTCTGGCAATCCTAAATACGACCCAGGATACTCCGACGATGCCGGGTACTAACATGGCCGTAATAACTAATAGTAATTGTTCGATAGACATGGAAGGATTAGGCATGATTAGGCCAGTGTAAATGTGATTGTAACTGGTCCGGCTTCCGCTGCATTATCTACCTCAAATGAGGTTACAGAGTTACCAAGTAAGGTGTTAACGCTTGGGGTTCCATTATAGCCTGAGGTTCCATTTTTTCCGGGAAGAAGGTAAAAGGTGGTACCCGCAGCCATCGTGATAAATCTCTCTGTGTAAGAAGTTGTTCCTGGGGTAGCATTAACAGTTCTCTGTTGCTCGTTTCTATAGTAGAATGATATTGGAGTAGTTCCGGTGTTGTCTACCTGACAAAAGCTATTACTCCGTGGGCTCCCTACCTCATCAAAGACAAAATTTAATGGGCCTAAGGTTGTAGGAGCAGTTGTCAATAGTGGAGCAACTCCGGAGGTAGCCCTTAAACACCCCTTTGAAACAGTTCTAGAACTGGTAGCGCCAAAGATTGTGCCTGTAACGCTTAGAGACCCATCGATGTAAGTATTCCCATCAACGTGTAATCTACCGTTTCCAGTTGTATTCCGTGGCCTCAACGTAATACCGGCAGTTCCTACTCCATCTCCTGAGGACATTTTAGCCATTTTAATGCTACGAGTCGAGTCATGGCTGTTGGCCTTTATTACAAGGTCTGAGCTAGAGTCAGTACCAGTATTAGAACTGTCCGTGTACATCAAGGAAGTACCGGATGCACCATTAAAGTTAATCTGATTGTTGAATGTGGAGATACCGCTAAAGGTCTTAGCTCCAGCAATAGTCTGCGCTGTTGACATGTTAACAAGAACTGTAGAGACGTTAGCGCCAATAGTATCAAAGTCAACAGCGTTACCAGATGCAAAGGTAGACGTAGTTGACGTTAGCGTGAGGGCCGTAACCCAGGCATTGTTAGCAGCGGTCGGCTTAAGCACAATACTCTTAGACGTGCCAGAACCAGCAATAAAAGCATCACTGCTAAGCAACACGTTGGATGAGAAGGTCTTACTACCTGAAATAACTTGAGAGGTGGTTAGAGTTACCCCTGTTCCGATTACATCCCATGTGCTACCGTTGTAAACAGCAAGTTCGCTAGTGTCTGTGTCTACCCACAGAACGCCAGTATGGTCTGCTGTTAAGCTAGGCTGTGAGGCCTGTCGGTAGATTACGCTGGGTCCGGTGAGGACACCAGACTTGTTGAATGAGTTGACCGTAGTGCCTGAGCTGTTAATTAGGTTGAAGAGGGTGTTGGTAGTAATACCCTTGATACTTAGCGTACCAGTAGTCACGTCATGCTTAAAGTTTACTGCTGGAGTAAGTTGATTCTGTGTGCCGACTCTGATAAGCTTTACCATAGTATCACCGAGGGCTGTGTTACCGTTATCAACGCCGGGATCGGCGGTAGTAATTACGGTCCAGCTGTTATCAGCTGAAGAAAATCTCCACGTTACTTGATTGTTTGAGTATTCGGCAAGATCTGCGGGAGGGTTTAACCCGTCATTACCTGGAAAATTGATTGCTGGCATATGTATTCCTTAAATAATTGGTGAAGATGTATCGACCCAGTAACCGATGTCGCCGTTAGTGTTGAGCGGATACTCAATTCCAACGTTGGAATAGTAATCGTCTCTAACGTAGAGGTAGACTCTACCGTTGCTTGTATTGAACCACATTGTTCCCGGAGCAAACAGACCGTCTGCGCCCAAAGATCTAATCGGACGTGTGGAGCGCTGAAAGAAGAGTCCGCCAAGTAGACCAACAGAGGCTGGCCGCTGAGCTGCTTTTAAGAGTGCATCGTCATCTAAGGTAGCAATTCCTTTAAGGTTCCCAAGCTTATTAGTAACGTTAGTCGCCATTAATCCGTCTACATATGCTTTATTAGCTGCGTCTCCTGATGAGATTGGTGCGGCTAGAGAGGTAATCCTAAACCCACCCATGCTTAGATTAGTTGTTGCGGGGTTGTTGAAGAGATCTGGATCACTACGAGAAACAAACTCATTAAAGCTTTCTCGTAACTCTTGGATGAGACCAAGAAGCTGCTCAGTATTGTTGTTTAACTGTTCAGCCGTGACTCGAGCGCCAGTAGTCCATGTGACATACGGGTCTGCATATACCAATCTACGCTGAACCACTAACGGCTCAGCTGCTACCATTACTGGAATTGTAACTGTGGTTTGATTTGTGCGTAGACCAGTAGTCCCCGGTGGGATCGTGATTGCTGTGATTGTTTTGTTCTGTCGATCTAACGTAAGGTAAGATCCCGGGATCTGGCCTAGTCTCTTGTATTCATCGATGTCTAAAGTGAGACCGAGAATTGTATCGATGTTTTCTCTAAATAGAAGCAACTGCTCACTATCATCAATGCCTGTGAGCATGGTTAGCCCGGCATACGAGATAGGTAAGGCGTATGTTGAGTCTACCTGTGTAGTTACTCTTGTTTGATTAGTGGACATTCATTACCTTAGTGTTGAATTTTTCTTACTGAAGATCCCACGGAACTCCATCTGAGTGATGTTGGTCGGGGACGGGGTATTGTTGGAAATCTCGATTCGAGTGTGATCCGCAAACCCGTATACCTTAGAGAGGAAGCCACCGTTCTCTTGAACGAAGGTTGTGTTCTCTAGGTTAGTGGCAGAGAAGGTACTAATGAGCGGCTCTGTGCGGCCACGGCGGAACGACTTGACGGTATAGGTACCGGTCTTGGCGTGTCGTAGAGTCAGAGTCTTTAGATTAAGTACCCCGTCAATGATGTTGTTGTCCTGTCCGCGCTGATATTGCGTTGACAGCACTACCTTCATGTTGTAGTTGTTACCAAGGTACACCGTCTTACCGATGTCAGCCTCTAGATCTACGCCAGTGATTACAATCAAAGACGAGTTACCTGTAACGGTGATGGTTGCTGGGTAGACTGAGTTAGCGTCAGCTCCAAACTCTGATCCGAGTACTACTACACAGTCTGTCATAGACAGTGCGTATGGTACCGAGAACTGGGTGGTGATGCCAACAGCTGTAGTATTAGTACCATCAATTACAAGGGCGTGTCGATAGTCAATTCGAGGAAGATCAGTACTCTCTGCCTCTAGGCTTGACCGCATTAGATACCACCCGCTTGATCCTTCTTGGCTTCGCTTAGATGCGGTGTATAGGTATTCATCCCATACGTTAATGCCATAGATGGAATCAATGTCAGCTAACTGGTATCGCCAAAAGGCTGACTGAACTACTTGATCGCCCGAGAACCGGTTGCAGTAGATGTAGATATCCGATTGGTTATCTTCATCGACGGCCACAACGTAGCTTTGTGCATTAGCTGTACAGGTAGCTCCGATGTTTCGTGGGAGGTAGCCCTGAACAGTAGCTGACACTTCGATGGCTGTATTTAGCTTTCTACTGTCACTGTTGAGATAGATGTATAGTCGGCCAGCATCCCAGAAGTAAATCTGTGAGCCGAGAGTCTGTGGATCTACTAAGTCTACCGTAGAGTAGAAGGTGGTACTTGAGATTTCAGCTGTGAGTGGGGAGATCAAACCATTGTCTCCCTTAAGTTCAAACTGTACACTGCTCTTGGTATTTAAGAACAGAAACTTATCGAATGGAAGCATTGCCGTGATTTCAGCGTAGACGTTACTAGCTGCTCTAACATCGATGGGATCCGCAACAGTGATATTGGATGGATCCTTGATCCAGAGATCTTCTAGTGAGCCGAGCTGAGATGAGAACACAACGTCACCCGCAGAGAAGAAGAGTCTATCGCGGAAATTACATAGTGATGTAATGTTAACGTGTCGGGCTTCCTTATCTAGATTCATGAACGGTGATGGCCCGGGATTGGTATCCCTGTCGCCTACCGTTCGATGACCCCACTCAATTGGTTCGATGGCGAACTTGGTGCCATCGAATGTGAGTCTCTGTGGCATACGGTACTTGTCAAGCACTGAACAGTAGTCAGGTGTTCTGACTTTCTGTGTGAATGGTTTACCAGTGCCGATGATTCCACTAAGGCCTGATGCCTCTGCTGTGGTAAAGTTGACGATGCGGTAGTAACCGGCATCTAGTGCTAGGTACGGAGCATCACAGTAGTAGATCTTTCCTCGACCATTAACAAGACTAGCTCCAGCAGAGTTTGCAAAGGCTGTCTTTGGGTCGTATAGAATCGTAAGCATGTCCCTAGCTGACACATCATCTGGGGCTGCCAGTATGTCTGAGTTGTTTACGTAAAAGTCATTCTTATCAGGCGGGAACCTGATCTCGCTGAAGTTATTTACAGACTGTCCCATCCAAGGTAGTTCAAACGAACCGTAAACAAAGTCTTCAACTGGTATGTACTGAGCTAGCCAAGTCGTGTCTAATATGTCTCCCGGTGGAGGCGTGACACCGTCTCGATACATACGTCCGTCTGTTGTCTTTACAATTTTAGTAGAGGTGTAGTAAGTAACCTTACCACCAATAGTATCAGTAGTTAGTGTCTCATATCCGTTTAGACCCACCGTCTTACCGTTAGTTCCGCTGGTAAAGCCAGCAAAGACTTCCGTATTGAGGTAGAGAATGTTGGTACCAAACTGTACCGTCTTAAGAACTTTTCTAGCGTCACCCTGACCGTAGATCATGTAGGCCCTAGAGTTTAGGTCTACTGTTCCAAGGGCCAGAAGAGCGTTGTAGCGAGAACTAACGGTTCCACCTGTACCGTAGAGAGCTAACTGATAGATAGGGTCTCTTTGATCATTAGCAGAAATAGGATCAGTACCGTTCCACACTAAAGTTGAATCGGCTGCATCCCACTGGTATGCTGGGGTAGCATTAGTCCAAGAGTCTCCATCGATCTTCATTACATAGAAGAGAGTTGAAGCGGCTCCAGTAGCATTACGATCTACGATGATGAGATAACGATTCTCTCGATCTAGCGTGAACCACACAAAGTGTGGGATTACCGTAAGCGGTAGGAAGCTGAGGTTGTACTGGCCTACCCCACTCAGGATTGAAAACCCAGGTCTCTTCTCAACGGATCTCTCTAGTGAGATGAGACAGTTATCTAGGTCTTGCGCCATGAACGGTGAACGCTTGGTGTCTGGCTGTCTACCTACGCCACCACTCAAGGTGTAGATTGGGATCGTGGTAGGGCTTGCCATTACATGCCACCATTCCAGTAGCGTGGATTAGTGTACATGTTTCGGTACACCGCTTCTCTTGCGGTCGGGTTAGACCACAGGATGTTCCACTGGCTATCGTTTACATTGTCTGCCTTTGATTTGATCTTTGCAATAGCTTGATCTTCTGCAAGCAGACGGTCGGTGTACTGGTCACCTTGTGTCATCATCTGATACTTTCGCATTGCTTCCGAAAGGATAGCCCGTTGTGATGATGTATCGAGATTCTCCCAATTCAAGAGGGCAATGATTTCTACATAGTAGTCACCAGCAGCCCACTGATTTGTTTGATCTGTCATGTTGTAGAGTTCTGGGGGATTAGCCTCAGTGACTCTGGATTGAATAGAACAGTTAAGTACGGTGCTAAGTACTGGAACAACCAGCGATGCACTTAGTACTCCTTCGTAATCAGCATTCGGATAACCGAGCTGGATAGTTCCAGTCTCAGTTAGTGTAATCTTCTTTACGATTTTGTTGTCAAACTGGCCACGTAGTTGGTGGCTCATACTGACTTGACCTAACAAGAACTCAGCGATTCCGGTATCGATACCGGATGCCTCGTTCAGATCTGCGACGAGGCTTTCACCTGATGCAAGAAGCATCATGTTAACCGCGTTCAACTTTGATAAATATCCCATGTGTGTGTCCTTTCTGAACGGAGGGAAATTGGAAAACCACCCTCCCCCTTTCGGGGGAAGATGGCATACGACAGCGTAGGTAACGCTGAAGAGAAAAAGATCACCGTATCTTTCTTGTCTAGAGGAAAACCTAGAGAGAGAAAATAGCGATAACAGAATCTAGTATTAAGTATTGAGGTAAGGGAACGCACCTGAAGTAGTTGCGCCGTATTCTGAGGTAACTACGGCTAGTGCGCGGAGGTATCCACGGGCAACAGCAGATTCTGTACCGCCAAGGTGAGCAGTGTCAACAGCAACGTTGAGAGAGGCTCCGCCAGAGACGAAGAGCATCGGTGAGCCAGCCGTACCTGAATTCTGGGCAGTTGCTCCAATGAGGAGAGCGGCACACTCTGGACGGAGTACGCCGGTGCCGTTCAGGCAGCTAGCAACGGTGAAGGTGGTGTTGCGACGAACGTCATCAACAGTGTCAACCTTCATGCCTTGGAGCTTGAGGGAAGCAACGCAACCCTTTTGGAAAATCATACCAACAATTCCGGCTTCGTCTCCCTTGAAGTTATACCGTGCTTCACCAATGTTATTAGCGGCAGTAGTAACAGTATTGGAGATTGGGAGGTGATTGCTCTTCATGATGGTAACGCCCATGTACTGAAGAGTATCTTGAAGGTTGTTAAGACCTTGTGAGAGCGGAGCACCGAGGCCACCAGCTGCCGCAACCCCACCGAACATTGGCTGCATACTAACTGACGTAAGGTTAGTAACCGCAGTAACGCCAAGCGCACGAATGTCTTGGAACGCTCGTGGAGTCACCGCAAGATAAACGCCATCAGTTGGTACGTTGTTCTGTTGTAAGAATACAACGTAATCTTCGCAAACTTTGAGCGCGGCAAGTGCAGCTGTGGCTCTATCGGATGCGGGCGCGGCAGCGTTAATGGTTGCTCCAAGATTCTTGAAGGTGGGATCAGCGAATACCGGGCCGGTAACCATACCGCGCGGATCTGAGCTAATAGCATCTTCCATACCAGCACGTGCAATATAAGCAGCAATCTGCTTGTCACGGGCATTAGCAAGAGTCTGGCCAGCTTGACGGGCAAGTTCAGATCGGAACTCCCACTGAGCTTGCATAAGATCGATGTTGTCAATTTCAAAGTGAGCCGCAATCGGACGCTTGTCAAGCTTCACTGCGATGGTGCTTGAGCTTGATGTGCCACTATTGAGTTCAACACCAGCGTTCCACGCTGCGGTGAGGGCGATTGTGCCAGTTACTGGGAATTCATAAGCAACGCCACCGGATAAGGTCTTGTGTTCAACAAGCCCCTCAAATACGTTGTATTGGTCGTAAGCGTTGATTGTTTCACCGCTCCAGACGGAGAGCCAGAGCTTGTTTGCTCCAGCTACTGGGCCGGATACGCCAACGGTCATGCTTGTACGGAGTGCTGTTGCTGTGAGATCAGGATAAGCCATTGTAGTGTTCTACTTTCGATTAAAGTGTGTTAAAGTTTGTCTTAGACATACGCAGCTCAACTGCTAGTCTAAATTTATCGTCCCGCGAAAAGCGTGGATCGTTTCGTTCTGATGAGAACTCAGCCTTATTAGTATAAGGGCCATTGTTAATAACAGCTTGGGATTGACCCACTACCTTATTACTTGACTGAGTTGGCTCATTGGCGGTACGCTTTGGGGCGGCCATTTCATATTTGGCCTTGAGTCCCAGTAGCGATACCTCCCAAGAAGGTGACGCAAGCGATGCGTTGATGTTAGCTTGTTCTGTCACGGAGAGGTTCTTACTAGCCCAGTCAAAGACCTTAGCTAGTACGTCCTTTCCTCCGATCTTAGATGCTGCTTCACCGTATGCTTGTTGAAGACGGGCCTTCTGACCCTGAAGGAAGTCATTAATCACGAAGTCTGGAAGGTTGGTCTTCTTCTTGATTTCGGTTAGCGTAGTCTCTGATAGAGAGTTACTAACAGCGAACTCAGTTGAGTACCGTGTCCATTCTTCTTGAGTTAATTGCTGTGCTTCTGCCTTCGTCTCTGGCGGTGGCTCAATCGGTTTGTTTGGAATCCGCAGTTCCTCTGGAATCACGGGAGTTGCCTCCGGTGGTTGCTCCTGAGCTACAGGCTCTGGCACTTGCTTCTTGAGCTGAGAGATTTCTTGACGGGCTTGGGTGTACGCACCCTGAGCCGATTTGAGGGCATTGAACCACGCTCCAACTGATTCAAAGTTTTCTGGAACTTGAATGTTGTTAGCTGAAACGTGCTTTTCAAATGCTTGTGTTTCCCGTGCGATGACGGGATCTACAACCTGTGATTGTTCCACCGCTGGTGGAGTCGTTGGTGTTTGGTCTGACATGGTAGTCCTTATGGGGCTGGGTTAGTGTAAGTCATGGTGAAAGTTGAAGCAGCACTACCAGATGTGGTATTATTGTAGGTAACTGTGGTTACTTTAGGTACACCAATTGCGGTGTAGCCCGTGCTGTTACATTTAAGCTGTACGTATGAGACACCAGCGGGAAGAATAATCTGCGTCTGTGAGGGAACTAAAATAAACCCATCATCTTGTGGAGAAAGGGTAAGGTTGTCTGGTGGGTTGCTCACAGTTACCGCCTTATAGTACAGCTGTACATCATTGTTGTTTTGGGAGAATTTGTAGGAGATGGGTACATCTTGACCGCTTACAATTTCTTGAGTGGGTATGGAGTAAAGCGGTGTCTGCGGTGTGGCCACAATGTCGCTAATGCTATACGCTACGTCACTGTAATTATTGTTCTGGGGATTGTCTGGGGCTAGCAGTATCATGTTACTAACATTTAAGACCGCCGCTACAGCGTTACCCGGCGCGTTAGTATCTCTAATAGCCGCTCCGCACCACATCCCAACTTGCCAATCAGGATCGGGTAGACCGACATGGGTGTAAATTAGTACGTTATCAATGTAAAAAAACGCCTTGGTATTGGCTTCATTTGTCTCGATGTGAAAATCGTGAGCAGTGTTGTGAGTAATGCCAGTATCAACGTAAGCTAAATTTTCATACACTGTGGTAGCAAGCTCATCATATGCTTGAGTAACGTTAATGTACCACTTACCCCCAGTGCTAAAATCTGCGAGGAAGCACATGCTCATCTCAATGACTCTATTGTTAACATCGTAGATACCATAAGTTTGAGAGTGTGTACGATAAAAGCCAAGAATGTGGAGCGCCTTTACCCCTAGAACCTCTACGTAAGCCCTCGCTGAGTAATAGTGTTTACCCAGATTAGAGTACATACGAAATGGCGGGGAACTCGGAGTACGGTTATTACCGCTATCCCGGATTTCGGCTCTACTATTTGCTGTCCCCGGATGAGTCATTAACCTTGCTCCGGTATTGGAGTAGGTTATGCTGCCCGTGTTTGCGGTAGGAACACCTAATGGCCACTCTCCGGCAGCACTGCTCCAGCTGTTTTTGCCTGTTCCGTTCATAGCCATAGAGTAAGCACTAGTAGCATTAACAATAGGCATAGCTGCCAATGTTCTTTTAAGGGTGGAGTGCTTGGACTTAATGGCACTAACAACTTGCTGCGCTTCCTGTAGACCGTTAAACGTACCGACATACTTAGTTTGGTTAAGCGTGACGGCAATACGTCTATCTGAGGTCATGGAGTACTTAACTGAATGAAGGAATGGTATGTTAATACCACATGCAATACTTTCTAATGAACTCATTGTGGCATTCCTTGCTGCATCATCTGCATTGCTTGCTCCTGTACGGCAGGATCTTGTAGGGCATTTGATGCCATACTTCCAGCTGCCTGTCCGGCGGCATTAGCTGCGGCATTGCCCATAGCTCCCTTAGTCTGCATCTGCATTTGCTGCTGTTGCATTTCTGCTTGCTCCTGCTTAATGACTTCTGGATCTTTAACCCACATGCGTGGATCAAATCCGAGTGAAGAGATTAGCTGTGAAGCGTAGGCATCCCACTTAAAGGTTGCGATAGCTTCGGGTGGTAGGTTACGAACCATGTCGCCCATTTGCATGAGCTTTTGTAGATCGGTATCACGACTGAGGGCTTGTAGGCCTGTGATGATATCGACGCTAAGTGTTGAGTCTTCATCGAAGAACTGTTCTCCAAGTGTTGGATCCAGTAAACCGTTATCAAGCATCTGCACTAGGCAACGCTTTACGAGCGGCTCCATAAGAGTCCGAGCAATCGAAGAGAACGCGCCACCAAGGATGGTCTCCAACTCAGAGCCAATCATTCGGACGGCTGTTGCCGTTACACGATCACCTGATGGAATGGCTTGACCAGTACTTAGGAAGGCCTGTCCAACCTCACGTCTCATAGCTTCGACAGCATTACTTGCTGCTTGTACCTGTGAGACCATAGTGGCGGCTGGCGAGATGGTAAAGACATCCGGCTGACGGGCGGATACAAATGATCCGTTACGTCGAGATGCAATATCATCTACCTCAGTTACACCGGAGGGGTCGATGCCGATCCAGAATGTGGATGCAGCAGCAAGACCTTCGATCTGTGCCTTGGTAAAGGCTTCAAGAGAAAGGATATCACCGAGGATGTCTTCACAGTGTGATCGACCATAGTTCTCTCCCGTCATGCCGGTCCAGCGAAGGACGGCAAACGGACAGACTAGGTATTGACCAGTTGATTCAACTTCACCTTTGGAATCTTCCTTTGAGTAGTGCCAGACGTTATGCTCTTTGTTATAAAGATACTGACATACGAGAGTACGGAAGCCGTCTCTGTATTCAATGTCTCCACCCTGGAATCGAATATCGTCTGGATCGATTGATTCGTACTCAAGGTGTAGGACTTCCATGACTTCCCCCATCACATCACGCTGAACAACGTATTGATCAAGGCGATATGTGGTGAAGAAGTAGTCTGTGTCCATGATGATGAGACTGTCACCAACTACAATCAATGACTGTAGTGCTTGGTAAACGGTCTCTCTTAGATTTGTTGAGATTAGTTTGCGGTATACCTGATAGCTTAAGGTCTCGAGGTAAGCGTCAACTTCATGCGGTGCCTCAGATCCATCGACCATTCCGAACTGAAAGAACGGAGCGTCATTGAGGGGAATCAATGCTGATAGGATTCGAGAGCTGAGTGAAGTTACTCCACGGCTTGACACCGAAGAGTACGGTTGTGGTAAAGCTCTGTGGTCATCCCATCCTTCTGGTGGAAGGATCATAGGGATAGTGAGAGCTGAACACGAACGTGAGCGATACATCTTACCTGAGCGGTTGCCATCTAGGGTTTGAAACCTAGTTAGTAAGTTCACTTAGGCTTGGTATCCTTATAAGGTGCTGCTGGTTTGGTCGAGGTGACTCCCTTATCGAGAGCAGTAAAGAAATCTAGGTTACGGATTTTATCCTTTTTCTTATCTTTCTCTGCTGCATCGCCTTCATCAATGACGGCTTGCTCTGCTAGGTTAGCTTCAGCAATTAGAAGCTCTTCCTCACGCGCAAGACGATCACGTTCGGCTTCGGCTCTTGCCTCCCGATCCTTTTCATCTTGAATAGCCGCTGTTCGACGGCGATCTTCTTCTTCCCGCTGGAACTTTCTTTCTTCTGAGAGTAGTTTCTCGTGTTCGTCGGCGGTCATTCCGCCGTCAATTTTAGGTGCGCCCATTAGAGTGGCCTTTCTGTATGTGTTTGACCCATGTATATGGTACCACTTTGCATGGCCCCCGCTAGGGTTGCTTGGTGAATGGCGTTAAATCTAGCTTCGGCATCAATGCGATGCCTAGCTGCTTCAGTTTCTTGATACTGGCGTTGCTCTTTGGAGGTAATGACGTACTCGTTGTGAGATTTTTCAGCTCCGAGCCAGTCATATGCGGCCTGTCTCATCTGATGTCCGATAGGAACAGCTTCGCCTTCCTTGAACTTTCTTCCCTTACGATATCCCTTGACCATTTTGTCCATTGAAATAGCGTTACCATTTGCATCAAAGAACGAACTCATGTCGAGTGCGTCTTTGTAGTTGGGGTCATTGCGGTTCTGTGGGTTATTCTTCCTACGTCTTTGACTGTAGGTATTGAGTAGCCCCTCAACCGCTTGCTGATTGCTAGCCATTATGGCTTGCTGCTCTTCTGCCTGTCTTCTATAGGAGTCAGCTGTCCCTCTATAGTAGTCTTCCATAGCGGAGGACTGATGTACATAGGTAGCATTACGCATCTTGCTAGTTGCTTCACGCATCTGGCCGATGGTAGCACTACCTTGGTTGTACCGAACGAGCATGTTCTGATACTCGTTGATTGGGTCATACGCCACGACTTTGCTCCTTCTCTTGGAGCTTTACGATGGTCTCTAGCTTAGCTAGGATTTCCATCTTTCCCGCTTGGAAGGCTAGGCTTCGTGCCAGCTCCTCGTTTGACTGAGTCGGGTTGTACTGAAGTGGGGCTAGCCACTCCTTTGTTATCTTGATCCATTCCGGATCTAGATAAGGATACTTTGATTTCATTTACTTCCTTCTGTAGAGCCAGAATGGCGTTTGTTAGGTCTCTCGATAGTCTTCCAAATTCAGGGCCGCTAATAGGTAGCCCCTGATTTACTTTATATAGGATTGTAGGATCCATGATGTTCCTTACTTTAACTCGCAACCGCCAGCGGTGCAAGCCATCGTGTGTGATGATGTGGTTGTATCGGTCCTCTCGTACTCAGGCAACAGTGTAAAGTCAATCTGTACATTATTGAAAGCCTTGTACTCTTCTTCTGTGATTTGCTCGAATGGAGCTTGCTCATAGGTGTGCTCAGTCTTAGGTAAGAATGAGATACCAGAGATGGAATCGAAGTTGGCGTAGACCATTGACCCAAGAGTTAGGTACTCTTCGTCAGTGTAGTTGATTGTAACGCTCGGCTTATGCATACAGTAGTAGTCTGCATAGATGCGCCAGAGGATTAGGTGTTGTTCTGCTGTGAGATCCTGAGTAGTGAGAGCGCCGGTTGGGGCTTTCATTGCAAAGGAGAACACGGCGGTGGATTCTGGGTTCATTACACAGTCTTCCACCTGTACACCAAGGTCTGACATTAGGTTATAGAGCGGATCTTTCTTGTCGATACGCACTCTACGGAGGTAGAATGGAGCGTACTGAGGGTGGAGACCGGACGATGACCCAGCGAGGCAGCTTGTTGTGCCTTCTGGCTTGATGCACGTGATGGCCTTGGATGGCGTGGTGCCAATCTTCTCGGCCCAGTGCTTATTTACTTCGATAGTTAAAGTCTTAAGTTCACCAAGGAACTTAATAAGCTGGTACATTGACACCTGACCGCTCATAAATAGGTTGTCAAAGATGCCTGTCATTGAAACGCCAAGAAGTCTCTCGTCTTCGCTGTTATCTTTCCAAGACTTGGAGAGATATGGGAAGTAAGTGAACTTAGATT